GCTTTTAAGTTGCATGTTAAAGTTAAACTCTAACTCCATTAACTCTTTTTTATACTGAACTTCTTGTGCCATACGTTGAGCTTCTAATTCAGATTTTACTTGAGCTAATTGAGCGTCGTTTTGCATTAACACAGAACTTTTTTGAACCTCTGCTTGCGCAGCGACTTGTTGTGCTTGAGCATTAGCATTTGCTTGAGCTGCTATATTTTGCTGAGCAACTTCTTGATCTCTTGCTTGTTTTCTTCTTCTTCTAAGTTTTAAAAGCTCATTAGCTAGTTTTAAGTTTTTAATCTCTCTAATGTCTATAGCATCTTCAAGTTCAATACTTTGTCTAGATAAAGCTGTTTGTATATTGTTTTCTAGTAATTGCTTTTCTTCTTCGTCTGGCTGTAAGTTTATAAATATACCAAAATCATATAGATATAAATCTTTAATTTCATCTAATACAGCAACGTTATGCGCGCCAATAGCGTGAGTAAAAGCTTCAGCGGTTGGTGAATATTCTAATATATCAGATACTCTTAAAGATAAAGACTCTGCTACTTCAGCTGTTAAAAACAAACCAGACTGTAGTATATGTCTTGTTGCTGTATTACTATTTGCTGCAGCAAGTTTTTGTACACCAACTAAAGCATTTTTGTCTATTTTACCACCATCTCTAGCTTCATTTAAACCAGTTACATCACGTATCATTTGCATGTAGTAATTGTAGTTACCAATTAAAGCTTGTATTTTATTACCACCACTACCACTAGTTATTTCTTGTATTGGTATTTTACCTGGGTTCATATCACCTTCACTTGTAAATGATCTACCAATTACCGAACCTGTTTGGAAGAACATATTTAAAGCTTCTTGTGGATTATAGTTTGTACCATTACCTAAATCTACTTCAGCTAAACCATCAGCATCTAAGTAAACACCATCTGGTACCATGCGCGCCATTACTTGTTGTAGCTTTAGATGTGTTAGCTGTATCATATCAGCAAAACCAGTAATACGTCTTACTAAACTCTCTATTTTACCTTTATACATACGTGGCGCCACTATATTGTAGTTCATTTTAACCTTAGTGTAATCGCTTTTAGGCCTCATCATGTTTTTAGATATTTGCCACTGTAGTAATTTGTTAGTACCAAGTATTAAAGCTCCTTCATATAAAACTTCTATATTTCTTTGTAGTCTAGTAAAATTACCTTCTTTGTCTTCTGGTGGATTAAAGCTGTCGTCTTTTTCTATAGCTTTTTCAGCGCCACTACCAACTTCTTTTATTTTGTAAACTTCGTTCATATATGTTTTATAATTAAAATATAAAACTTGAACCTTGTTATTGTCTATTTCTTTGTACTGAGCAGAACCTTGGTCGTAGTTAGTTTTGTGATAATTTTTATTTTTAATTATATCTTCTAAATCTTCTTGCTCTAAAAAAGGAAACTGCTTTACAAGTTCGTTTACAGGTATTTTTTTAACTTCGCCTACGTAGTATAAATCTTCAAAGTATGGTGACTCTGTATAAGAATAAACTAAATCAGCTGGATCAACATAGTTAATAGTAACTCCTTCTGAAGTGTTAAAATCTGTTTTTACAGCACCAATACCTAAAACTGTTAAATCATAAAAAAACCTTTTTTTAATTAGCTCGTAATTATTACCTTCCATTAAAACAGATAAAGCTTGCTCTTGAGCAACTTCAATAGACTGTTTATAAGTTAATTGCATGTGCAAGGCTAGCTCTTCTTTTGTTTCAGGAAGTTCAGGCACTTCAGACTTTCTTTTGTTTATTTGAAACTCTGTCATAGCATAATCATTAACAACCTTATTTTCCATGTCAGATAATATGTCGTTCATGTATTGTGTTCTTTTTTGAACACTGTAAGGGTCTTGAGCATAAGCTTTAACATCATAAGTACGCTCTGCAATACCGTTAACAACTATGTCAACAAACTTAGGTATAATAGGTACTGGCTTCCAGTCTAAATTTAAATAAGACAAATCACCATTAATAGATAACTCATCTTTATATTTTTCTATTGACTGTTCACCTCTAGCATATAATCTTAAATTATGATAATTGTTTTTATTTGTAGTATATCTTGTTTGATTATAATCATTATAAAACCACTCGTTCTCAATAGCTTTAGCTACTTTCAAACCGTAATCATAACTTAATTTTTCTGCGTCACTTACTACTTGACTTGGGAAATAACTTTTTATAACAGACTCTGCCATATATTTACTTTATTATTTTAGAATTATAACCAGTATTACTATATCTAGCTATATTTATGTTTAATTTTTGTTTTTCTACGTTAGGGTTAGGCTTATACAAATTTCTATTGCAAGCCATAATCGCTAATCCACTACTAATAGTAGCGTCAAACTTTGTACGTTTATTTATGTCAAACTTACCCCAGTCGTTTAATGTTCTATTAAAATACATGCTTCCATAGCTACCTGTTTGCATTTGGCCAACATGGCCTTGTATATACATCTCAATGGCAGCAGCATGAGCTTGCTTAATATCTTCACTTGAGTTTGGTATACCACCTATTTCTTTTTCAGCTGTAGATAGTTTGTTCCAAACTCTATCAGGTCTATTCATACTATAACCTCTATAACCTCTACGTCTTAAATAGTATAATAATCTTGGTTTATTATTTTCTGCAAGCAATGGCATGCTATAAAATACTAAAGCCATAAGCAC